TTATTTGCTTTTTGTAAATCGGCTGAAACATCTTTTTCTAAAAATTTTTGATATTCACTAATGTCTTTTTGAAGTTTTGAGATTTCTTTTGAATTAGAAGTAAGTTTATGCATTTTATCACGAAGTGTTGAAAGCACACTAGTTTGTGTTTTGATCTTTGATTCTACACCTTGACCCTCAATGCCTATTTCTTTAAGAGCAATTTTTCCTTCATCATGAGTTTCTTGTGTTGATTTTAAAATCTCATGTTTATGTCCATCAGAAATAGCTTGATCACATACTGGACACGAAGCATTCTCATTAAAAAACTTTATTCTTTTACTAATATCTCGAATAGTTGTTTGTTTATCTTGACTTCGAAGAAGTAAATCTTGTTTTTTATCTTGTAAAGATTTTAATTCTTTTTCAGCTTCTGATACAGATTCATCTAAACCAATACTAATTTCACTATTTTCGGTTTGTAAATCATCGATAATTTTTTGAGATGAAGAAACTCTTGATTCATAATTTTTTCTATTTTCTTCTGTTAATAACGATACATCAGAAATATACTTTTTTTGTGTTTCAATTTTATTTTTAACGATATCAATTTGATAAGTTATATCTTTAAGCTCATCTTTTATAACACTTGATTCTTCTCTTAGAATTTGATTCATTCGTGAAAATACACCAATATCTAATAAGTCTTCAATAACTGCACGTCTTTTATACGGATTTAATTGCATAAAAGGTGTAAAATTAGAAGAACCAAGTACCACTACTTGATGAAATGATTTATGATTCAATTTAAGAATATTTTGCTCTAAAATACGTTGATATTCTTTTGCATGAGACGATTGATTAATCATTTCGCCATTTTTATAAATTTCAAACTTAAATGGTTTATCGCCACGAACTACTTTAAATTGTGCATTACCAACACTAAAGTCAACTTCAACATGGCTATTTTTACCATTAATTGAATTAATCAACTGCATTTTACTGATATTTCTGTGTGCTCTACCAAAAAGAGCAAACGATAAAGCGTCTAAAACAGTAGATTTTCCTGAACCATTTTGACCTACAATCAATGTAGTTTTATATCTAGTAAGGTCTATTTCAGTGAAATTATCGCCAGTTGATAAAAAGTTTTTATATTTTATTTTAGTAAATTTAATCATACAAGTTCCAAAGCTTGGGCTTGAGTCATTAGATCTCTCATCATAGATTTAATTTTATCTTTATCGAGATCCGTTTCAACACCATCAACATAATCATCCATTAATTGAGGAGTGTCATCAACTTGAAGCCCTTCATCATTTACATTCGCGCCAATAAATTCATTAAAGTTTTCTGAAATTTTAAGATCGTAAATATCCTGCGATTGTATTCTATCAATAAATTGATCAAATGCAAAAGTATCAGATCTTTCAACTACTACTACTTTAACAAACTTTTTATTTAATTTTTTTACATCATACTTATTATAATCTGTTTCTTTATCATTGTACACTATTTTTTCAAATAAAGCGTAAGGATTCCGTATACGATTTAACGATCTTTTTTCAGTATCAATGATAGTAAAAAATTTAGGGTCATGAGCATCTGACCAAAAAAATTCCATTGGTGAACCAAGATACCAAATATTATCTTTTCTTGATTGACAATGATAATGTCCGGTTAATACTAACTCAAACTTTTGAAATAAATCATGTGACATACCATGAGTAGATTTTACACCTCTCATCATTTCAAAACCATTTAATTCTAAATGTGCGGCTAGCCAGTCTGCTTTACAATTAGCAATAAATTCTAATGATTTATCATAATTATCTTGACATATCCATGGAAGCATAGCTATTTTTAATGAACCGTATTCCATAACTGTTGGTTCCATAATAATATTAACTTCATTCATAAAATGACCAAGTAATTCTTTTAAACTATTCATGTCATTAGTATTTTTAAAATAAGTATCATGATTGCCAGGAACTATATCCATAGTCATTCCACGTTTACGCATTTCTTGTAAAAAATGTTTACGATTATGATTTAAAGCTTTTATATTAATTACTTTACGATTATCGTAATAATCTCCAAGATGGATAATCTGTGTAACACCGGCTTTTTCACATTCTGGAAAAAATACATTAGAATAAAATTCACTTGCATTGTCTAAAAATATTTGAGACGAATTACGAATGCCACAATGTGTATCATTTAATATTGCTATTTTCACTGTAAAAACTCCGACAAATCTGAATCAGCGTGTACTGTTCTTTTTTTCCTTGCCTTTTTTTCTTCTTCTTTTTTATAGACTTTGATTTCGTTATCAACATGTTTAATTCTTTCGATTCTTGTTTTAAGAGTATCAACAAACGCACCAGCAACTAAACCTGAAGTTGCATCACCATTTTCGTTAATCATGAAATCTTCTACACCAGAATTAGCAATATATTTAGTTTTTATTGATTGCTGTTTCTTTTCTTTTGCTATTCTTCTAAGAAAAGCATACCATGTAATTTGGGTAAAATATGCAAACGCATTCGGTTTGCCAGTTCTTGTTGCAGCTTCAATATCATAATTACTAATGGCTTTTAAACAGTTTTCGACTGCATCCATAACCATTTCTTCACGATACGTATATCCAATAAAATTGACTTTATGTGAAAGTCCTTCTGCAATGCGCAAAAAACATTGAGCTATGTAATCAGGAACTTTTGGAATACTATTATATTTTTTTTCTTTAGCTTCATTAACATGTCTAACATAGTCGACTACTGCTTGTGAAAAGTCGGCATTATTAACATAATGAATGCTTTTTCTTTTTTGACGCATAATTGCTCCTTCATTATTATAAGTATTATATCACTGGGAGACGTAAAAGTACATCTTTATTTTTTCTTTTTATGTGGAAATATAATTTGTAAATTATTCATTTTTTTGTGTACAAGTCGTTAAAATCATGGTATAATAAATTAAGTAATTTGGAGGGGAGAGATATACCCTACATTTCATCTTCGGTTTTATACTGCCATTCATCTGTATGACCAACTGACCATTTTGGTTCTACTTCAACTGCATAATTTTGTGTACAAACTTTAAAATCTGGTTGTTTTAAATTAGCAGGTGTTAAACTTGAATCACGCCATATAACTCTATTGTTTGGTTGTGCAGCAAATTGTCCATTATCGAGTCGAATAACATTAAAAGATTTATGCTCCGGGTCGTGTTCAGAAAAGTTAGTATTTAAAATGCTTTTATCTCTATGTGCATTGTCAATAGTAAACTCATATTCTCCAGCGTGTATTTGTTTGTCTTTTCCAAAAAATTCACAACGAGATAATAATGGTTTTTCTATTACTGTTAAATCATAATCGAAACAATCCCAAAGCTGCAAAACATCAAGAGGAAGGTTACCGTGATCCATTTTCCAGACGAAGGCCGAGAGAGGAAGTTTATCATATAATGCTCCATAATCTGTTAATAGTGTTTCAAAATATAATGCTTTTGACATTGTGCTTTTTACGCTGATCCAAATACCAGGAGTGTATTCTCCATAACCTGTTTCGAGATCATATAGATATTCTTTTCTTACAAAAACTGGTATAGGTGGAAGCGGATGTACAAGAAAGGCCATTAGTGCATAGTGTCTTTTGGTTTAAAATTTATTACGTTAGGACCTAACTCTTCTTTTTCTTCGTTAACTCCTATATCTTTTGATATATCTTCACCGTATTTATCTAACAAATTTTCCATATATTTACGGATTTCATCATCTGTCATAGCTTCTAAATCTTCTAAAGTTTTACCATCTTTTAAAAATTTATTCATTTTTGTAACAGCATTTGCATAATGTTTCATAATACTAGGTGATGGACTTGATTCTAAAACAATACTTGCTGTATTTAAAAGTTGCAAAGTATCTAAATTGTCTTGAAATGCAATAAAAGGCCGAAGTGAAAAATAAGTAAATCCTTCATGCATATTTTCTAATTCTACAATTTTCATAGACGCGCGTACTATAAGAATATCGTCTTCTGAATCTATAACATCAGTAACAATTTCATCGCCATTAATTAACTTAAATTGTTTAAAATTTGTACTCACAATGAAACCTTATATGTTTTTGTTTTAAATTTTTCTTTTTCATAAATTCGAAGTCTTTCTAAGCCATGCAACCATGCAAAATTCTTTTTATTATCTGTACTAATATTATCTATAACATCATAAAGTGTAGTTGCAACATTATTATCAGATTTTCTTAATCCGCGACCAATAGATTGAAGAACACGGATTTGAGATTTAGATGGTGATGCAAAAATAATATTATGTAAATTCCTAATATTAATCCCAGTACTAAAAGTTCCAAGACTTGCAACAATAATTGCGTTTTTCTGCTTTTCAACTATTCCACGAATTGCTTCTCGATCTGATGTAGCTACATTTCCAGATACAAAAAATACTTTACGATTTTCTTCAGCTTTATCTTGTATCATATTAAATAATGGTTTACCGTGTTTTTCGACAAAATTAAATAAAACAAGTGTATTTCCTTTTTGATCTAGAGAAAGATTACGAATTAATCTATTTCTTTTTTCATTTGTAACAATATATTCAATTTCCTCTTGATAATCTTTTGCCTCACATTCTCGTCTAGCATCCGCCGAATAATCAAGAACAAGTCTATTAATATTAAGTTCAGCAAGAGTTCCTGAGTCTTGAAGCTTTTTAGTGGTAGTAACTTTAAATGTTTTTCCAAAAAGTCCTTGAAGCACTAATTCATGAGTTTGAGTTCCATCTAAAGTTCCAGTTGTGCCATATCGGTATTTAGCCTCTGTTGCTTTATTCATGATATTCATTAACGATTTAGATTTAAATCCATGGCATTCATCGCCAATAACCATACCAAACTGATCGTACCAATCTTTTGGCATTTTATAAATTGATTGCCATGTACTTACACAAATAGATTCTTCGAACGACTTATCTTTTCCAGAATATATTCTATGTATATCTTCCTTATCTCCACCATATTGAATAAAATCAGAATACATTTGTTCTACAAGAGATGTTGTGGGTACAATAACTAATACCTTTTTATCATTTATTACTCGTAAATAATACTGTAATAAAATATAAATTATTAAAGATTTACCAGATCCTGTAGGCGATAATAAAATTCCGCGCGTCCGATGTAAAGCTTCCATTATTGCAATAAATTGATAATCACGTGGATTAAACGGAAGATTTAATGTTTTGATGAAATCAACAACTTCTTTTGGATCTGGCCTTTGCTCTTCTAAAGGAATTCCATATTTAGTTTTCACTAACTCATAATTATATCCACGACTTTCAATGTATTTTATAAGATGATGTATTAAGCCGGCCGGCAATTCACCTCGAGTAGAATCAAATAATCTAATCTTTCCATCCCAAATTCTACGCCTATACGCCGGCATAAATTTGTAACCAGGAACATAAAATGAAAAGAATTCTTTTATTTCTGCAGCTTGTCCAAAATCGCATTCAACATGTAAGTTTGCATAGTTTAACCGCCTGATTCGAATTGCTTCCATTTAATAATATTTCCAATCGTCTGATGTCGCCAATTTAAATTATTTACTATTTCAGTTAAAGTCTCGACTAATGTCTTATAGTACT